TGCTCATCACGAATTCGCCACGGTGAACGACGCCAGCCGGTTCATGCTTCCCGCCGTCGCCGGTATAGCCGCCCGAACTGAAGCCAAACAACGCGCCAAGCAGCGATCCGAACAGCCCGCCGAAGCCCACGCCCCCGGACGTCGATCCGGTCCCGAACAGGCTGGCAAGCGGTCCCTCGCCCATAAGCGCGGCCTGCAAGGTCGCCTTGATCAGCGTCTGAAGCATCGACTGCAAGGCCTCTTGCACGGTCATGGTGCCGGACAAGATCCCCGTGAGCGCGTCGGTCATGCCCTCGCCGAAGAACCGGGCCGCTTCTGCCGCGTCCTGCTGCTTCTGCTGGTAGCTTTCAACGCTGGTTTCGGCCACGGCCATGCCCTGCGCCAAGCTGGCGATTTCCTGCCGCTGCTGCGGCGTAAGGGCAATTCCGGCCCGCTGCGCCTGATTGAGCATTTCCTGTTCGTAGCGAAGCGCTGCGGCCTGCTGGGCGGTCATGCCAAGCGCCTGCTGTTCCATGCCCTGCGCTGCGGTGTATTCGCGGGCGCTGCCGGTGATCTGGCTATAAGCATCGGCCTGCCGGGTCGCCGCGTCGGTCAGCCGGTCGATCTCTGCGGCGGTATTCTTGGCGCGGGCGTCGGCATCCTCAATATGCCAGTTCTCGTTCGACAACGGGAAGGACAGGCCGAAGTTGCCCGCGTTCTGGTGCATCCACTGCCGCGAAGCGTCGGACGAATAGCCAAGGTCTGCGGCGTTGCCCTTGTTGTGCTGGCTATTGCCGGGCGGTGCAACCCACTGCCGGGCGGCTTCCGGGGAACCATACTTCTTCAGGGCTTCAAGCCAAAGCTGCTGCTGGCGTTCGACGGATCGATAGCCCGACTTGATGGTGACGCTGCCCTTCATGTCGTCGGGCATGGAAGCCAGCATCTTCGCCAGTTTCTCGGCGAACGCCGAGGCCATGCCGTCAATGTGGGACTTGCCCTTGCCGGAAGCCAGCACCGACGACAGGTAGCCGGAAGGATCGCCGGTCGCGCTCTTGAGGTCGAGCGACGAAAGCGCCCTGCCCCGCATCTCGTTAGCCAGGGCGATTTCCCGCTGTCCCTGCGCACGGGCAAGGGCCTGCTGATATACGGCGTCAATCTTGGCCTTGGCGTCCAAATCCTTGAGGGACGCGGCCAGTTCCGGCACTTCATCCTTCAGGGCGCGGATGGCGTCCGTATAGCTCTTGATGCCGGAAACGGCCTTGTCGGCTGCGCTGCCGGTGCCAGTCAGGGCATTGTTGAGGTTGTCGAGCGGCGACTTCGCGCCCTTCGCATCCTCGCCGGTCTTGTAGATGAAATTGTCGGAATATCCGTTGCGCCGGTCGAGAATGTCGCGAAGCTTCAGGGTCTCGCCGGACAGTTCTTCGACAAGCTGCTTCTGGCGTTCAATGTTGAGGTCAATGGTCGGGTCGTCGGGATAGATGCCCTTATCAAGCTGAAGGTCGGAAAGCAGGGCCTTCGCGTCGGCCAGCTTGTCATAGGTCGCGGTCAACGCGGACTGAACGTTGCGGGTCGTCTGTTCCTCAAGGCCGTTGAAACGGTCGAGGAAGTCGTCGGCGGCAAAGGCAATGCCAAGCACGGCCTCCTTTACGTAGGTGCCGATCGTTCCGCCGATCGCCATCCACTTGCGGTTAAATTCGTCGGCGCGCGCAATAAGCTTCTCATCCATGACAAGACCAAGGTCATTGGCTTCCTTGATCGTGGCCCGAATGCCTTCAGCGCCCTTATCCAACAATTCAACGAACCGCTCGCCGCCCGTGCCGCCGAACAGTTCGTCGGCGATGCGGATTTGTGCGGCCCGGTCGAGGTGTTCAAGCCTGCCGATGATTTCGACAAGCAGGGCCGAAGGATCGGCGAGCTTTCGCTTCAGCTCTTGCGCGGAATAGCCGAGGCGCTGGAATGCTTCGGCTGCGCTGCCCTTCCCTGTCACGATGAATTCGTCGGCGCGAAGGTTCAATTCCTTCATGCCGTCAACAAGGGCATCAACCGGAATCCGGTTCTGTTCGGCGACATAGCCGAGTTCCTGAAACGCCTTGGTGCTGAGGCCGGCCCGCTTGGCTTCATTGCCGATGTTGGCAACGCCCTTCGCAAGCTCGCCGACGCGCCCGATGATCTGTTCCAAGCCACCAACGGCAAGACCGCCCGCGATGCCACCAAGCAAGCCCTTACCGAAGCTGCCGAGCGTCTTCATCGCGCCGCCCATGGCCCTCTCAATACCAGAACCGGCCGTTTCGGCGTCCTTCTGGATTGCCTTGAAATTGGTGCGGCTCTTGCCCTTGGCGCGCTCAAGGTCGCGCTCATACTTGTTCAGGCGGGCTTCGAAGGTGACTAAAAGGCGCTGGCCTTCATCCATAGCAGGTGTCCTTATGCGGCTTCGGCTTCATCGCGAAGCCGGTCAAAATCATCGGGGTCGAGGTCGAAAATCGAGCGCTGGTTATCGTTCGCAGCCGCCCGGAAGACAGACAGCGCCGACGCAATCGCGCCGTCGATGTGGTTCGAATGGCGGGTGCCCTTGTGCATCGTGGTCAATTCGCTGGCACTGGTCGCGCGCTTCACGACAACGCTTTCGAAGTGGTTGCGAAGGATCGGGTGCGCGCCGTGCCGAATGCGGCGGCCGTTCACGACGCGCTCGAGATCGCAAATCGGGCCGTGCATATGCTTCGCCGTCTGCGGCACCTGAAGCACGTTAATGCCGTGATCCATGAGCTTGCCCATGAGCGGCCCGGCAAGCGACGGGTCGAAGATGACTTCCCGCACGTCATAGGTGCCGCAAAGGTCGATGATCTGGTCGACGATCACGTCGGGTTCGATCACCGGGCCGTCGATGACGTTCAACAGCCCTTCATCGCGCCACCGCGTATAGGGAACCTGTTCGCGCTTCGCCTTGTCTTCCAAACCTTCGGACGGCAGGAAGAACCACGGGTGAACCGTTATCCGCCCGTCTTCATGACGCCATGCGCCAACAATGGCCGTGAGGTCGCCGGAACGGGACAGGTCAACACCAAGCCAGCACGGCAGGCCCTCAAGGTCCGCAAGGTCAAAGTTCGGATCGCGGCCGGCATCATAGACGGCCATATCGAACAGCGGATCGCGCGAAGCGGCCTGCCACATATTGAGGTGGAATTGCTGGAAGGCGAACCGTTCGGCGGGGCGGTGTTCGGCCTCGCGTGCCATCGTCCGCAGGCCGCCGAGATCGGGGAAGCCATGGGCAAGGCCCGGATTGACCTTGTGCCAAACGGCTTCGTCGCGCCAATCGTCGCCGGGGTCGGCTTCAAAGATGATCGGCAGAAATGACGGGTCGTCAATCTCGCCGGTCGCAACCTTCCGGGCATAGTCGTAAAGCTCGAAGCCGATGTTCTCCTGACCACGGCCGGCCGTGGTCGCGATAATCATGAGGGTGTCGGGCACCTTCGCCATGCCGGACTTCAGCGCTTCCCAAAGGTCGCGGCCCTTCCAAGCATGGATTTCATCGACAAGAATGAAGGAAGGCGTCTTGCCGTGCTGTGCCGCGCCGTCGCTGGACACGGCGAGCAATTCGGCCTTGTTCGGTTGAGAAATGATCTTCTTCGCCGAGTTATGGGCGTCATAGATGCGGGTCGCGGCAACAAGGCGGCGATCTTCCCGAACGATGTTCGCGGCTTCCTTGAAGCCAATGCCCGCCTGTTCGCGATCCGACGCGGCGAAGATCGCCTGCCCTGCCGGGCGCGCTTCCGGGCCGATGGTGTGGAGCAAGGCCCACGCTGCCGCGATGCTGGTCTTACGGTTGCCACGGGGAAGCATGAGAAAGACGGTTCGCACGATCCGAGAACCGTCCGGGTTCCGGGGACCATAGATGCGGCGCGTCATACGTTCCTGAAAATCGTATAGCTGAAAGCGCCCCTTCGGCGCGGTGCTCGCCGGGTGCTTCAGTGCCCGAATGAAATCAACGGCGTCCTGTCCATAACCGAACGGGTCGGAAATGGTGCTGCCGTCGATAAGCCATTCGGGAAACGCGCGCTTGCTCAAGGGCGGTTCCTGCCGATCATCAGCGGGTTGTTGTCGTCATCGTCTGTCGCTTCCATCATCGCGGCACGCGAACGGGCGGCCGGCGTAAGGCCAAGCTCGCCAGCGGCGCGAAGCTGCTGCTGTTGCGCCTGCAAGAGGATGGTGGAAAGCGGGTTGCGCTTGCCGTCGATTAGCAGGCCGGACGCCTGAAGCTCGCGGTGCGCCTGCCGCATTGTCGCAACCGCGATCACATAGTTTTCCAGTGCGGCAAGGTCGGCTTCGGTCAACACCTTCCGGTCGGCGACAAGGATCGGCGCGACTCGTCGCCATTCCGCCTTGCCCTCCTTCGAAAGGTAAGAAGGCGTCTTCGGCACGGCAGTAACGGGATTGGTTGCCGGGACGATTGCCGGCTTCACACCACGGGTCACTTCAGCACCTCGCCGCGAAGTTCCAAAGCGTCCCGCCTGCCGAGTTCCTTGATTTCCTTCAGGCCGTAGGTGGTCCCGGCATAGAACACGCGGTCGGCGGTCGTGATGCCAGGACGATAACGGACACGGAAAATGACGGTGCCGGTTTCGGCCTCGCCGTAGCCGGTGAAGTATTCGTTCGCCGTCTGCTGAAGGACTTCGGCCCATACGGGCGGCGCGATGGGTGCCCACGCCTTCACCACGTCACCGGACGGCTTCACGATTTCGGTTTCGCGCTCAATGGTGATGCGGCGATCCATGTTTCCGATGTTCAGCATTATACGATCCACCGAATGAGCGCTTCGACGGAAAGGACGCCGTGCCCATAGGCCGGGTCCGGGTCGCGCGGGAACCGCGAAGAGGTCACGCGGAAATGGTCGCAATAGCCGCCGTCGATGGTCAGATTGCGCTTGTCGAGCGCGGCCATCACAGCGCCCGCGATTTCCTTTGCGGCATCCTGCCCCGCGTCGAGCGTCCAGATATGAAGGTCGAGGTAAACCCAAGCCGTGCGCTGAGTGCTGTAGTCGTGGCCGTGCAACGCCGTGTTGCCGTCGCTCATGATGATGCAAGGCGTCTTGTCGGGCCGGGTGCTGCCGGAACGAATATGGTCGGCAGGCACAAGCGCGGTCACGGCCGACGAGCTTGCAAGCGCGCTGCGGATGGCGGTCTGAAGGGCAAGGGTCGGTTCAATCATCACTTATCATTCCATGCGTCCCGCACTGCCTTACGGCCGGCGCGGTCAATGCGGTTCTGAAGGCGGTTTCGAAGCAGCCGAAGGGCAGGCCAAAAGAACGGCTGTGCTTCGGTCTTGCTGGTCCCGTATTCGACAAGGTGCGGGTATCGAACATCGGTATTGCCAGCGGTCACGATCACCTCAGTTTCGCCGGCAACACGCGATCCGCCCGGCTGGCTATAGGCGGGCGTGGCCTCGCCGGGGCCGGTCACAGCGATAGAGGTCTTGAGGTCGGGCGCGCTCGTCGCCGGATCGTCGGGCGCAAGGTGGCGCTGCATCGCGGCAAGTTCCTCGCCGGACGCCAAAAGCGCCTTCGTGATCTGCTGACGCGGTGCCTTCTTCACGCGATCCATCGCGCTCATGAGGTTCGAAAGCCCGCCGTCGTCGCGCTTACTCGCCATCGGTGAACCACCTTTCGCGGTAGCTATCGAGGATCGAGGTCACGCCATGCGGCGCAAGCTGCACGGAAAGGCCAAACGTGGCGAGGTTTCGCACTTCATAATAGAAGGAAACAAGGCACAAAACCGCCCGTTTCACGTCTGCCGGAACGGGGTCGAGGTCGGCAATCGGCTTTCCGATGTAGTTCCCGCACCACGTTTCCGCCGCGTCGATGTAGAGCGAAACAAGCTCATCTTCGGCGTTTCCGTCGATCTTCATGTGAGCCTTGGCGAGTTCAAGCGTTACTACTGACATAGGTAATTAGCCATTTCCCTAAAAACTTGAATTCGATGTCTCTTGCGCGGTGCTCCCCGCGCCGGTCCCCTCAAACGCACCCAAATTGGAGACCACCCCCGCCCGGCGCTGCTTCGGCGTCGGGGTTCCAAGGGCCTGCTCCATCGTCCAGCCGGCCGAGATACGAGCTTTGACGGTTGCGGTGGGAATGCCGGTGATTTCGGAGAGTTCGGAGAGAAGCCAGCGCTGTCCGCGATAGGTGTAGAGAAACGCCCTCATCGCACGCACCAGTTATTGACAGCCGGACTCCGGTTTCCTACCACTTTGACGGGAACATATTGCTGGGAGTAAATCATTGTTTTCGCATCCGCTTTCTTTGTTAGGTTACTGCGTTGCCGCTGGTGGTTGGTTTTGGTTGGCCGGAGGGTCGAGCACCGACATTGGTCTGAGAACTGAAATCATCAATGTTCACGGCACGGTCCTCGCATTGGCGACGATAGTGACCGGGATCGGTCTTGCCCTTGCCGGGATGATTGTCGGAGGGTTTGAACAGCTTCGTCAGCCGCAGCCGGCAGCGGCCGGAAAGAGGAAATCTCCGACCGAAGATATTCCGGCACAGTTCCGCGATTGACCGTTCTGCGCTCCTGCCGCTGCTTGAATGAGTTGTGGCATGGGGCGCAAAGCGGCTGCCAGTTAGCGCGGTGCCAGAACAGGCGCTTGTCGCCACGGTGCGGAACGATGTGGTCAACGACGGTAGCAAGGCGGGTGACGCCGTGGGTGCTGCATTCCCTGCAATGGGGATGCGTAGCCAGGTATTCGAGCCGGGCCTTCTCCCATTCGCGATCATAGCCGCGCATCCGAGCCGAAGGGCGGCGCGCATCATGTCGGGCGTTGCGTTCGCGGGTCGCCTGCCGCTGGCAATCGCAAAGGACGCCATGCGCCACGATGCGGCCACAAGAGCAAATGCGGGGCGGCTTACTCATTACTTCTTGCCCCCGGAACCTACTGAACCGCCGCCCGATCCGGTAACTGCAATGCGTTCGATATCGACGCCGCCCGAAATCAGAACGCCGCCCGTGATGACTTCACCATAGACAAGCGGAACAGGTGCGCCCTGTTCGTAGGTGTTGCCGGGGCCGGACGTGGTGAAGGAATTGGAGCCGTCCTTCTCTGCCTTCTCTTCAGGCGTCAGAAGCGTGGAGACGCCAGACAATGCCACGGCCGCACCGAACAGTGCGACCTGAGTGCCCGTGACGCCGCCGAGCAAGGTGCCCTGCGCACCGATGGCGGTAGTGAGTGCCCCGCCCGTAAGGGCAAATGCGGCACCGATCAGGACGACGCCGAGAACTACCTTCAGAAGCCCGCCGCGCTTTGAACCGGCGACGAACGGGACAATATGAAGATCGCCCTTGCCGAGCTTGAACGTTGCAATGTCGTCTTCGCCGAGGTCCATGCCAGCATCGACCTTGTCGCCGCGCACGACGTGCCAAGCCCCTTCGCGAATATCCTTCATGAAGGCGGGGAAGTTCGCGGAAATGGCCCGGATTGCTTCGCCAGCCGTGGCAACGTCCAGCTTGAGCTTCTTGCCGTATTTCGCGCCGAGCGCACCGTGAAGATGGATAGTTCTAAGCATTGTGATTACCTCGCAATCTTCGCCTTGAGGGCGCGAAGCCCGGCGCGGTCAAATTCGGGATCGAGGCCAGCGGCAACGTTTTGCGCGGCCTGTTCGGGATCGGGTGCTTTGTCAGCCTGCTTGTCGTCGCGGGAGAGAACGCCCGTGGTCACAAGCCGCTCAAGATGCGCGGCATAGGCGCGCGTGATTTCGGTCGGCGTGGCGTTCCATGCCGTTTCGGGCGTCCAGCCAAGCCAGCCGGTCGCAGTATCGTAAAGCGCCGCAAAGACTTCGGCCCACGGCATAGGCTCGACCTTGCTAGTCGAGGGCTTGGCCTTCGGATCGGGTGCGGGCATGAACATCGAAACGAGTTCGGCGAGCGGCCCGCGAACAGCCATGAAGAAGGGGAAGAGCGGCCTTCCCGGAACAAGAGACAGGAAGGCCGCAGCATCCCGCCGCGAGGAACACGCGGCGAGGATGATTTCGCAAATGACGGTCAGGTTCAGTTCGTCCAGCGCCCGATAGAGTGCCGGGAAGCCGAACCGGGCCTCAAGGGTCGCAGCGGCCCGCAAGGAAGGGCGAAGCGTCACGGCGTTGCCACCGTGCGCAATCGTCACCTGCTCATATGCGGGCCGCTGGTAGGTCATGGCTTAGGCCGAAACCTTCAGCTTCACGAAACGGTCGGGATGCGTCACGTCCGCGCCGACACGCTTGCGGGCATGGAAACGAACCTGCCCCTTGCCTGCGAGGGTGTAGGGGTCGCGAAGGGTGGAGAGGCCCACGCGGTCAATGATCCGGTAGCCAGACATATCGCCGAACAGGATCGGGAACTTGCCAGCGCCGATATCGTCCATGTCGGGCATTTCGACAATCGGACGGCCAAGCAGGGTCATGACGCCGCCTGCCGAAATCGGGTCGAGAACCAGATAGCGGCCCGTGCTGTCCTTCCACTGGCGAATGGTGCCGAGGGTCTTGCGGTTCATGAGCCAAACGCCGTTGGCCGCGTGGGACGTGGCAAGCTCATGATACATGCCGATAAGCACGTCTGCCGAGTTCGTGGTCGGGAAGGACGCGGCAAGGCCGGTCTTCACTTCCTTGAGGCCGGTCGCGGTCATGACGCCCTTCGGCTGGCCGATGCCGGTGCCCTTGACGAATGCGAGACCTTCGGTGCGACCGAAGCTTTCGGCGTAGTCGGCGAGAAGTTCGCCTTCGAGGCCATAGGCGTTGTCTTCGAGAAGCTGGTTCGAGACGTCGGTGAAGGTCGCCAGTTCGAACGGGGTCAGCGTGACCTGTTCGAAGGTCATGCCGCTTTCGGTGCGGTCGTCGGTTTCACCTACCCACGTCGCGGCAGTGCCCGACAGGCGACGCGGATACTTGATTTCCGGGGCGGAAATCGAGATGACGCGGGCATAGCTGCGGATCGGCGAATATTCGTTCAAGAGCTTGATAAGCTCATTGCCGAATTCCTCCGGTGCCAGATACCCGCCGTTGGCGTCTGCCGAAACGGTCAGGGCCTTGACTTCTTCCGGGGCGATGCGCTCGACGCCACGGCGAAGGTAGGACACGAAAGCCTTGCGCTCGTCGTTGTCGTTCTGCGCTGCCGGGTGATTGTTGTTGGCTGCGGTCGGGCGGTTCAGCTTCGCCTTGATCGTCGCCATGTCAGCCTTGAGCGCCTTCAGCTCTTCCGGCGAAATGACCGGGTCGGCGTTCTTCGTTTCGATTTCTGCTTCGTTCTCCAAAGTGTTTTCCTTCTGGTCTGCCGTCCCATCTGCGGCCTTGATGCTGGTGATTTGCGCGCCCGGATGGGACGGGACGGCGACAACTGAGATTTCGTGAAGGTCGAGGGCCGTAATCGTGCGGCCGCGCTGGCGGGGCTTGCTGGCCTTGGTGCGGAAGCCGATAGACAAGCCGGAAACAGCCTTAGTGCGGATCATGGCGCGGACTTCGCGGGCGCGTTCCACGTCATCGACAAGTAAGCGCCCCTTGACCGTCAGACCGTCCGGCGTCTCGCTGATTTCGTCCCACACGCCGATTACCTGCCCCTGATCGTGCGCGAACAGCATCGGCAGGACTTCCGGCGAGGCGAATGCGCCCTTTTCGATCACGTCGCCGACGCGATCCGGGGAACCGAAGGGCCACGCGATGCCGGTGATGGTGCCGGCGTCGTCAACCGTGAGCGCGGCCTTGATTTCGAGGCGTTCCGTCATTCGGCCACCTGCTTCAGGGCATCATTGATGGAAGCGGCGAGTTCGCCGGCCGCTGCGGTCTGTCCGGTTTCGCCCTGGGCTTCTTCGTTGCCGAAGAACAGGGCGGTGATGACGCCATCGGCAACGGCAAAGCTCTCGGCGAGCGGACGCCCAATGGCATAGAGCGCGACAAGCTGGTCGGCTTCGGCCGGAACCATGCCCCCGCCAATCAGGCCAAAGCGAAGAACGTAAAGCACGTCCAGAAACGCGAAGTCCTGAGACTTGAAGCGCCGGAACAGGGCACCGATGCCGTGCCCGGTCTTGCGCTCAAGCTCTTCGATGATTTCGCGGGTCGGGAAGGCGAACAGCTTTTCGCCGTCGCCGAAATATGCGCGATGTTCGATCATGCGGGTTCCTTCGCCGGGGCCGGGATCGGCGCGGCGTTGCTGGTGGTGTGGGGGTTGATCAGTTCATCGCCACCGGGAAGCGGAGGCATGTTCTGGATTGCGCGCGCTTCGTTCGGCGTCATGATCCGGTTCGTAACCAGCGCCGTCATGTTCGCGGTGCGGCTCGCCGCGTCGGCACGCATAAGGTCGTCCACGACGAACTCGAAATAATGGCTATCCTGTTCGTCCTCACTGAGAAGGACGGTCGTCATGGCGTCCTGCCAACGGTCGAGCCACGGGCGAAGGCAAAGCTGAAGGAACTGAGCGCCCATCTGTTCGGTGTTCGACCACGTTCCGCGCGTAAGCTCGAAAAGCATGGTCGGCGGAACACCAAAAACGCGGGCGATTTCCCGGACCTGTTCAAGGCGATTCTCAAGGAACTGCGCATCGGTCGAGGTCATTGCCGGCTGGTCATACTTCCAACCGGCGTCAAGGATTAGCGGATCGCCGGAAGCAGCCTTCTGCCATTCGCGAAAGCTCTTTCGGATATTGCCGACGGCTTGCGCGCCTGCCTCGCCGCCCTGCGGCTTTTCGTTTGAAATGATGCCAGTCGGACGCGCGCCGGAACCGAAGAACTGCGCGCCGTGGCGTTCAAGGATCGCGGCAACGCCGATTGCTTCCTTGCCGAGCGCGATAGGCGACTTGCCGAGGAAGGACGGAATGTGAAGAATTTCGGTGTGGGGATAGTCGCGGGTGCCGCCTGCTTCCTGCACGCGGTAGACGGGTGCGCCGGTCACGTCATCCTCAAGGATCGTCACCTTGCCCGGCTTCAGGCGATGAATCTCAAAGGGGCGTCCGTCTTCGAAACGGACCACCCGTGCAAAGCCATTGCCATGAATGAGCGCGTCGGCAGTCAGTGCCGTGCGAAGTTCCCCCGCGCCGGTCCACTCATTCGCCCGCTTGTGGACGATCCGATAGGCGGAATGATCCTTGGCCGCTTCCTTGCCGTCTGCGGTTTCCCGGTAGACCTTGCAAGGAAGCGAGCCGATGTTTTCAGAAATCAGCCGGACGGCCTGAAGAACAGCCGGAACGTAAAGGGCAGTAGCGCCACTTACGCTAAGACCTGAATAAGAAGGCCGGACGCCGAAAAGCTCGAACGCTGCCGGATCATTGAGGGAATACCCCTTCTGTTCTACCGAAAAGCCAAGAGCCTTCTTTGCACTCGATACGATTCCAGCAAACACTATGCGTCCGTCCTCAATTCAACTTGAGGCAGATTCTCTCATATCAGGAATCACTTGTGAATCCCATTATGTGTATTTTTTCCTACTAATGGGCATTTTTTCCTAATTATATACGTGACAAAAGTGACCAATTCGAATAAACCAGTCGGCGACAGGCCGGCATCATTGAGGAATGGAAGGAGTCAGGTTGGATGAGTGATCCTATGATCGACACAGGCGACTACAACATGGCACCAACCGCCGAACTGTTCTTAGAGGTTCTGGGGAGCCTTCGGAGCGCCGTATTGGATCTTGATCGGGTTGCCGAGGAGGCGAACCGTATCCCTCCGCCGAAGGCCGTCTGCCCTGATTTGCTGATTGGCTTTAAGTCCATGCCTTATGTCATGCGCTACAGTAATTTCTCCCATTGAGGTCTTGTCCGCCGACGATCTTGGTCGTCGTCGGGATTGGTCGGACGAAGAGAAGGTTCGGATCGTTGAGGAAAGTCTGCAAGGCTTTCGGCAGGGATCGGTGACGGCGCGGCGATATGGATTGTCGCGGTCATTGTTGACCCGTTGGCGTCGGGAATACCGTAGGGGCCTTCTGAACGGTTCCGCTTCAATGGGCTTCGTGCCGCTTTCCATTTCGCCGCC